CAAAACGATTACATATAACGGTCGGGCAACAATTACGGCGACGTTCCGCGAAGTATTTGAACCCTGATGGCATACGCATCTTGGGCTGCTACTAATAGCTACAGCGTTGGCAACATCGTTCGCGCCAGCAGCCTGCCCGGCACCGGCTTGGTGTTCAAGTGCATTGTGGCTGGTACGTCCGCCGCAACGGAGCCGACATGGCCAACGGTTATTTACACAACGCAAACGCTTGACGGCACCCAGTCCAACAAGGTCGGCTTTGTTGTAGACGGCACGGTGACGTGGGCGGCAATCATGGCCGTCTCGCAGGATCTCCAAGGTGCTGCACTGTCGTCAATTATTGAGCTGTTTGAACTGCAGCTTGACGCCACTCTGCACGGTGCCACTGATGTGTATCGCTTCCACGCTGGTGCCAATGCACTGAACACGCCAGGCGATGTGATCTGGAACGGCAACGCTTACCTTCGCTACCCCGTGCAGGTTGAAGGTTTTGAGTGGAACGGTCAGGGTCAACTACCGCGCCCGAAGCTGTCGATCAGCAACCTTGCCAACACCATCAGCGCCCTGCTGTTGATCGTCAACGAAGAGACGCCTAACAACGATCTGATCGGCGCCAAGTTGACGCGCATCCGCACGCTGGCACGTTATCTCGACAACGTGAACTTTGAAGGTGGTGTGAACCCCAGCGGTGCTGTTGACCCCACCGCTGAATTTCCGCGAGACATTTACTACATCGCCCGCAAGTCAGCCGAAAACCGCAACGTCGTTGAATTTGAGTGTGCCGCTGCATTTGACCTGCAGCACGTCAAGGCACCCCGCCGCCTGTGCATCAACAATGTGTGCCAGTGGACCTACCGTAGTGCCGTTGGCTGTGGCTATGACCCAACGCAGATTGGACCGTTCTGGACCGCTGCCGATGAACCCGCCACCGAGCTGGCAACTGATGTATGCGGCAAACGACTTAGCAGTTGCATCCTGCGGTTTGGCAGCGTCGAAGTGCACGGTGATGTCACCAGCGGCAGCAACCTCCTGACAAATCTGACAACGGAAGAGCTAAGCAGGATCCGCATTGGCGATCCGATCAAGGGACTAGGTATTCCTACTGGTACAACGGTCACGGCGAAGGCGGATACCCAGCTCACCCTCTCCGCCAACGCAACGGCAACAACCCTGATCACACGCAACGGCACATTGACTGTCAAGGGCACCCAGATGACGGTCGCCAGCGTGACTGGGCTAGCTGCTGGCATGACCATCACCGGCACTGGAGTACCCACCGGCACAACCATCAAAAGCATTGCCGGCACTACGCTGACGCTAAGCATCGCCAGCAACAGCAACTACCTAACATCGCCAGTCACAAAGACCGTGCAATACAAAGTTGTCGGCGGAAAGCCTCGCCTTTATATGTCCGACACCAGCAGCATTGCAGCAGGCAATCCAGTAACAGGAACGGGCATCCCGACTGGCACAGAAGTTGTCGGCATTAGCACCAACAAATTTGTTGAACTGACAAACGAAACAAGCGCCGTGTTGAACACTAATTTCACAGCAACGTTTTATACGCCAGCAACTTTTACGTCGCAGAGTTATCAGTTCCGCGTTGATGATCGCTATGTGATTCGACCTGACGGCATCCTGCCCTTTGGTTCGTTCCCCGGCGTTGGCACCATCAAGACATGAACAAAACATCCCGCGCCGCTGCACTGGAGCACGCCAAGGCTTGCCTACCGAAAGAAGCCTGCGGTCTGCTGGTGGTCATCAAAGGACGCGAACGCTACTGGCCGTGTAAAAACCTCGCCAATGCCGAGGACTTTTTCGTACTGGACCCTGAGGACTGGGCAGCCGCTGAGGACAAGGGTGAGATCACGGCAGTGGTTCACAGCCATGTGCTGATGCCGCCGACACCTAGCCAAGCTGATTTGGTGGCGTGCGAAAAATCCGGTCTGCCCTGGTACATCGTCAATCCACAACTGGAAAGCTGGGGTGAGTGCAAGCCATCGGGCTACAAGGCACCACTGATCGGACGGCAATGGGTGTGGTCAATTACGGATTGCTGGACCCTGGTGCGCGACTGGTACAAGGAGGAATGGGATTTGGAGCTAAAGGACTGGGAACGTCCGTTAAACCCCATGGATTTCGTCAAAGCTCCAATGTTTGATGACTGCTGGGCAGAGGCTGGCTTCCGCGAATTGCGTGCTGATGAGGAGCTGCAGGTGGGGGATGCGGTGCTGATGTCGATTGCTGATCGCGGCCTCAACCACGTCGGCGTCTACATCGGCAATCAAATGATCCTGCACCATCTAAGGGGAAGGCTCTCAAGCCGTGACTTGTACGGGGAATGGCTTTTACAATGTTCAGGGAGGAGGCTGCGCCATGCTTCAAGAGATTAAGCTCTACGGCAAGCTCGCCAAGTTCGTCGGCCAACGCAGCTTCCAGGCAGCCGTCAGCAACGCCGCCGAGGCAGTCCGTTTTCTGTTGGCAAACTTTCCCGGCTTGGAACAGCACATGGCGGATCAGCACTACAAGGTGCTGGTGGGTGACTGGTCGCTAACGCTGGATGAAATCCACAACCCCGCCGGTCAGCAGGTGATCAAGATCGTGCCCGTGATTGGGGGCGCGGGAGGTGGAACCGGCACAGTGCTTGCCGGAATTGGCTTGGTAGCAGCGGCTATTTTGCTGGCACCGATTGGCGGTGGATTTTTGGGTTTGGGTGCCGGCGCGGTTACATCTACGACTGGTACTGCTTTGGTCACGGGCGCCGCTACCAGTTTTGGCACTACGGCGTTTTTGTCAGGTTTATCAACCGTACTGGGCAGTATTGGTGCTGCACTGGCACTTGGCGGCGTCGCGCAAATGATTGCCCCAACGCCTTCAACCGCATCTCTCAATTCTGTTGGCGGAACCAGCGGCAGCTCAGATCCCCGCGAAAGTTACAGCTTCAACGGCGTGCAAAATACGAGCCGCCAAGGTGTACCAGTTCCAATCATTTTTGGTGAGGTTATTTGCGGTTCAATTACCGTAAGTGCCGGCATTGATGTTGCACAGGTGAAGGTCTGATGGCATACATTGCAGGTGCTGGTGGTGGCGGCGGCGGCGGTGGTGGCGGCAAAGGTGGTGGCGGTGGAGGAGGCGGTGGCGCTTCTGTAAATACGCCAACAGAAGCCAAGGACAGCCTCGACTCAACAGCCTATGCAAACATTATCGACCTTTTGTGTGAAGGTGAGATAGAAGGTTTTGCAACACCATCAAAAGCTGGTTACGCACGCGATAGCGCCAACTGGAACACGGCGCTGCTTAAAGATGTCTTTGCTAACGACACCCCAATCCTGCGGGAGTCAGCCGATGTTACCGACATTAAGGACACGGACTATAACTTCACCGATTTCCAAATCAGCAACCGCTACGGCACAAATGACCAAGACCCTGTAACAGGTTTTGATCGCGTTGAAACCGAGGTGTCCATTGGCGTAGAAGTTCAAAAAGATACACCAATCACGCGCACAATTACCGACACGGATACCGATACAGTCCGCGTCACAATTTCGCTGCCTGCGCTTCAAAAATTTACGGATCAAGGCGACATCATTGGCACGTCTGTACAACTTCAAATTCAAATAGCCGAGAACGGCGGTGCGTTTGCCACGATCATTGACGACACCATCAAAGGGCGCACGGGCGATCTATTCCAGCGTGACTATGAAATTAGCTTGGTAGGCCGCGTTTTCCCGATTGATGTTCGCGTGGTGCGTGTTACCAAAGACAGCACCAGCAGCAAACTGGCCAACCTTTTCAACTGGGCAAGTTATACGCAAATCGTTTCGCGGAAGATGCGCTACCCGAATAGCGCCTACACCGCAATCCGTATTTCTGCCGAACAGTTCAGCAGCATCCCCAGTCGTTCGTACCGGATTCGCGGCCTCAAGATTCAGCTCCCCAGTAACGCCACGGTTGACATTGCCACAGGGCGCGTCACCTATGCCGGTGTCTGGAATGGAACTTTCGGCGCTGCTCAGTGGTGTGCCGATCCCGCCTGGTGCCTGTACGCCCTGCTCACCAACACTCGCTGGGGATTTGGCCAGCACATTGACGCCGCACAAATTGACAAATGGAGCTTTTATCAGGCTTCCATCTACGCCAACGAATTAGTCGATAACGGCTTTGGCGGCCAAGAACCACGCTTCCAATGCAACGTCAACATTCAGACGCTGGATCAGGCATACAACCTCATCAATGAGTTGTGCTCGGTGTTCCTATCTATGCCGTTCTGGAACACTGGTGCGCTGACGATCGCGCAGGACAGTCCACAGGATGCGACATACCAGTTCAACCAAAGCAACGTCATCAACGGCGAGTTCGGTTACAGCACCTCAGACGTAAGCACCCGCTTCAATAGCGTCACGGTGTCCTACTTCGACATGGGCACCCGCGATACAGCGTTTGAGATTGTTGAAGATGTAGACCTGATCGCTAAGTACGGTTTTAACAGCACGGAGATCACCGCATTTGCCTGCACCTCTCGTGGTCAAGCGCGTCGCCTAGCCAAGTGGCTGATCTACAGCAACCAGTACGAAGCCGAGACGATCACATTTGCCACCTCGATTGACGCTGGCACGATCTGCCGCCCAGGGCAAATCATCGAAGTGGCCGATCCGATGCGAGCTGGCAGCCGTCGTGGCGGACGCATCAGCAGCGCAACAACCACCACCGTCACGGTGGACAATGCCAGTGCCAGCAGCATCCCCACCACCAGCACGCCAACGTTGGCAGTGATCCTGCCCGATGGTCGGATGGAGTCGCGCCCCATCACCGCCGTTTCCGGCAGCACCATTACCGTCGATCCGGCGTTCAGCGAGGCACCTGCAGCCAACAGCATCTGGATTGCCCAGAACACCGCAATTCAAACCAGCACCTGGCGCGTGCTTGCTGTCACTGATGGTGGTGATGGCACGTTTGGCGTCACGGCACTGGCCTACAACAGCAGCAAATATGCCTACGTCGAAGACGGCGAAGAACTGCAAGTCCGTGACATCACCGACCTAAACATCAAATATCCAGGTCCAGCAAACCTCATCCATACGCTGCAGCTTTACAACCTAAACGGTCAGGCTCGCGTCAAGATCGTCCTGAACTGGGAAAGCGTCACCGGATCCAGCGGATACAAAGTCCGTTACCGCGCGGATGACGACAACTGGAGCGAGCAGATCGTTGCTAAGGGCACCAGCTACGAAATCCTCGACGCCCGTGTGGCGATCTACGAAATTGAGGTCTGGACCCTCAACGCCGCACTGTTGCAAACCGGCGTTAGCAAGCTC